CTATTCCGCTTAATTGGTCGTAAGCACGGCGAATGGATGAACAAGAACGTCAAGGTTTCCATAGAAAATGTTAAACCATCCACTACGAACACTTCTGAATATGGAAGCTTCTCGGTTGTCTTGAGGTCTCTGAAGGACACAGACAGCAGAATCTCAGTTATAGAGCGATTCGATAATCTAACCCTGGATCCCACTTCAGAAAACTTCGTTGCTAGAGTAATTGGCGACCAATTCAGCAGTTGGGATAACACCGAAAAAAGATTGAGAATCTACGGTGACTATGCAAACAACTCAAACTACTTCTATGTTGACATGGAAGAGCAGGGTTATGATGGAACGCTAAACGCAAGCTTGTTGCCATTTGGTTACCATGGACCCAATGCTTACACTACAGTCACAAACGTCAAGGACGGCTCAGCAGCCGGCGCTACAGACTTTGTTGTAACTGGTGCTGTTTTCGGAAGCCCAACAAGAATCCTCTTTGACGGTCTAAAGCACAGAACAGCTTCTTTCTCGTTCCCAACTGTTAGATTGAGGCAAACCTCCTCTGATGGTGGGCTATTCGACCAAAAGAACGCTTACTTCGGAATGCAGACAACTAAGACAGCCGCTGGAACTACTCCAGACATGTCAGTTGCTGACCCCCACCGCCGTTGGCCAGGAGCTACAACACCAGCCTACTACTTCTCTCTTGATGATTTGGTCGTCCAAAACGACACAAGCGTAGCACGCTATGTTTCCGGCTCAAGAAGACTAGGAACATCTCGCACCGCCACAAGTGGTTCTGATTTCCTACTAGAGACAGATCGTTACAACAGATTCACTGTTCCAGTTTGGGGCGGCTTTGATGGTGTTGACATCTACAAGCCAGATCCATTTTACAATGTTGGCTTGGGAGGCGGTGTTACTGAGCTAACCAGCTACACTTACAACACTTACAAGAGAGCCATCGAAACCGTTGCAGACCCAGATTTCATTGACATGAATCTTCTGTCTATCCCAGGCTTAACAAACACTGGATTGACAACTATGATGGTTGACACATGCGAAGATCGTGCAGACGCCATGGCGTTAATTGACCTTCCAAGCGTCTACCTCCCAGCCGCCGAGGGAATCTACAGTCGCTCTGCAAGAGTTGTTGGCAACGTGCAAACTTCTGCCAATGCTATTCGCAGCAGACAAATAGACTCCTCTTATGGAGCCACGTTCTTCCCATGGGTTCAGACTCTAGACGCCCCCACTGGTCAGCTTCTCTGGATCCCGCCCTCTGTGGCAATGCTTGGTGTCCTAGGAAGTTCTGAGAAATCATCCCAGGTCTGGTTCGCGCCGGCTGGCTTCAACCGTGGCGGACTTTCCGATGGTGCTGCCGGAATTCCAGTTACAAATGTAACGCAGCGTCTTACTTCTAGAGAAAGAGACACACTCTACGAGGCTCGCATCAACCCGATTGCTAGCTTCCCAAGCTCTGGCATCGTAGTGTTCGGTCAAAAGACCCTGCAAGAGCGTCCCTCTGCCCTAGACCGCATTAACGTGCGTCGTCTGGTCATCTATCTCAAGAAGCAGATTTCAATTCTATCTACACAAATTCTCTTCGAGCAAAATGTGCAGGCAACTTGGAACCGCTTCAAGGGTCTAGTTGAGCCATTCCTAGCTAACGTCAAGGTTCAGTTCGGCATCTCTGATTACCGACTAATTCTAGACGACACGACAACAACGCCTGACCTTGTTGATCAGAACATCATGTATGCCAAGATTATGGTCAAGCCCGCCCGCGCTATTGAATACATCGCAATTGATTTTGTGGTGGCTTCTACCGGCGCATCATTTGACGATTGATAAACGGGGGCTTTTGCCCCCACCCACTACTTACTTATGAAAACAGGAGAACCTAACAAATGCCATTCTGGTCAACCAACTTCGGTCAAGACACAACTTTAAAAGATCCAAAGCGTAAACATCGCTTTACTGTGGAATTCCAAGGAATTAACGCAGCCCAAGGTGGAGCCCTATTATGGTACGCCAAGACAGCTACGAAGCCCGGCTTCAATGTCAACGCTGCTGAGCACAAATACCTTGGTCACACCTTCTACTACCCAGGAAATGTAACTTGGGAACAGGTAACAGTTACCTTAGTAGACCCGGTTGACCCAGATGTCACTGCTACTTTTGCTGACATTATGGTTGCTTCTGGTTACACTCCACCAACCGACGCCAACTCCCTCGGCACTGTTTCTAAGGCAAAGGCTACAGGCGCTCTTGGAACCGTCCTAATCACTCAGCTTGATGGTGACGGCAACCCAGTAGAGTCTTGGACCCTATGGAATGCTTTCATGACAAGCCTAAAGCAGGACGACCTTGACTACACAAGTGATGAACTATCTACAACAACCGTAGAGCTTCGCTTTGACTGGGCAAGAGTAGAGACTCTAAACAACTCTTCTGCTGTCAATGGTTCTGGTGGCAACGAGTTCTTCAAAGCCTAATAAGACAATATAAAACGAGAGGTGTAAATTGTCAAGAAATCAGGATCGCCTAGGCGGCGCTCAACAGCCTGATACGAGCCCTCCACCCCAACAAGGTGGTGGGGGTTTCTCGTTTGTAGTCCCCACAGAGTTTGTGGATCTGCCCTCACAGGGGCGTTTCTATGCACAGGGACATCCGTTACACGGACAAGACTCTATTGAAATCAAGCAGATGACTGCCAAAGAAGAAGACATTCTCACTTCGAGAACACTTCTAAAGAAAGGCGTGGCTTTAGAGAAATTAATAGAAAGTGTCATTGTTGACAAATCTATCAAGCCCTCTAGCTTGCTAATTGGTGATCGAAACGCAATAATTATTGCAGCCAGAGTTTCTGGTTATGGAAATGATTATGTGACAAACGTTCAGTGCCCCGCCTGTCAATCTAAGCAGAGCTATGAATTTAATCTAAATGACGCCAGAATAGATCATGGGAATGTCTCAGAAGATTATGGAATCAATGATTACGGCGATGGAACCTTTGGGTGCATTCTTCCAAGAACACAGGCGGAAGTAAGAATCAGGTTGCTCACAGGCAAAGAAGAAGTAGCATTAAGCAACTTAAAGAATAAGGACGGCTTAATTTCTAGACAATTGCGTTCAATTATAGTTGATGTGAATGGTGACTCATCACAGCAAGCTATTAACTATCTAGTCGAGAACATTCCCTCAAGAGATTCTCGGCACCTTCGCATGATTGTTCGCCAAGCAACTCCAGATGTAGATCTTACTCAAGAATTTTCTTGCACCGAATGTGGTCATACGCAAGAAATGGAGGTGCCGCTTACGGCGGACTTTTTTTGGCCTGACCGATGAATACAATGAGGGAGTTTATGAACAAATTTTCTTCCTTAAGTACAACGGTGGGTGGAGTTTTTCTGAAGCTTACAGCCTGCCTATAGGGCTAAGAACATGGTTTGTTGAGAGGACTATCAAACAACTTAAGATGGAATCTGAGGCAATCAAGAAAGCCTCCAAGGGACAATCCAATTCCAGCTATCAAGAACTGACTCCTTCCAACCAGCCCCCTATTCCAAAAGAATATGCTAGATAGACTTGGGCTCCTTCGGGAGCCCTTGCTTTTTGCATAGATGGCTATTTATAGAGAGAGGTAGCTTTGCATGGCGTTGACTCCAGAACAAAAAGCAGAAGCATTGGCAGCACAAACTGCTGCGCTAAAAAATCAAGTCAAACTGCGCAAAGAGTTAAATCAATTAACTAAGCAGCAAATAGATTTTTTGCTAAATAATCAAGCGCAAGCAAATAAACTGAGTCTGGATCAAGGACAGGCATTAGTTTCTTTACAGATCCAGAGGCAAAAAAACTTGGATCTTCTCGAAAAAGAAATAGGCTATTACCAAAAGTTGTCTGCCAACGCCAAAACAGAATCTGACAGATCCAATAATCAGCTAAAGGCACTTCAGGCACGGATTGACAAGCAGAAAGAATTAGTAAAAGAAGGCAAAGCCGAACGAGAGTCAGTAGAAGATCTAGAAAATCAATATGAACAACTAGATGAATCAATCAAGAATGCAAAGAAAACGTCGGATGAGCTTGTAGGAGCGTTTGGTGATTTACTAAAAGGCAACCTAGTGGGCGGTCTTAAGAAACTAGGTGGTGCTCTAACTAAAAATCTAAAAAATAAATTAATGAGCAAGTTCACAGACAGCATCTTTTCGCTCGTCAGGGCTGGTCCTAAGGGCATCGCTGCTTTAGGTGGATTGGCTGCTGCTTTTGTTGTCATTGGGGTAGCAGTTGCTGTGTGGACAAAGATTGTCAAGATGGCAATCGCAGTAGTCGATGCTTCAAATGCTTTTCAAAAAGCTACGGGCACATCAAATGAATTTGCCTCAAGCCTCATAACAGTAGGTAATGAAGCTCGTGCATTTGGCGGAACTATTGAAGAAGTTAGTGCCTCTTTCCAGAGTCTCTTTACAAATGTTTCTGATTTTACCATGATGTCTAGAGCTTCTAGAGAAGAATTGATAAAAACCAACACAGTCTTGTCTAAACTTGGCATCTCCAATGATGACTTGGCAAAGAGTCAGCAGAACTTGATTAAAGCTATGGGACAAACCGCCACCCAAGCAGCAGCGACATCTCGTGAATTAGCCGCATTTGCTTCAGACATTGGTGTGGCACCCTCAAAGCTGGCTTCTGATTTTGCTGCTGCTGGACCACAACTTGCCAAGTTCGGAAGAGATGGAGTCAAAGCATTCAAGGATTTGGCACAAACTGCCAAGATTACAGGAATCGAAGTCAGTAGACTTCTTGCTATCACTGAAAAGTTCGACACCTTTGAGGGAGCCGCAGAGCAAGCAGGCAAACTAAACGCAGCGCTCGGTGGTAACTTTGTAAATGCCATGGAGCTTCTCACGGAAACAGATCCAACTAAACGTTTCGAACAAATGACAGATGCAATCAAAGATGCTGGTAAATCGTTTGATGACATGACTTATTTTGAAGCGAAGTTCTTTGCTCAAGCGATGGGGCTACAAGATGTAAATGAATTGGCATTGGCTCTATCTGGCAACATGGACATGGTTGGACAATTTACCAAAAAATCATCTGACCAATATGAAGCTTTGGCAAAACGTGCAGCAAAAGTCCAAAGCTTCCAAGAAAAAATGAACACACTCATGGCTCAGCTAATCCCGATTGTGGAGCCGATTGTTGATGGACTAATGGCAATGTCTGATTGGATGTCCGAGAACCTAGATGCAGTTGCATTTGGCTTTAAAGTCATAATAAGTGCGGTAACAGGTTTGGCTGTAGCACTGACCCTTCTTGGTATTGCTATGGCGTTTGCATTTGCGCCAGCTTATGCAGGAGCAATCGCTATTATTGGTTTGGTTGCAGCAATTGGTTCGCTTGCGGCTCTTCTCGCTATTGATTTTGGCTCGCCTTCCATCCCAGAAGGCTTAGAAGAAACCGGCAACGGATTAAATTTTGTGGGCGAGAGCGCTAAGTTCTCTACTGCAAGAGTAACTGAAATGAATGTGGCTATGCAGGGCGCAGCAACCCAGAGCGCTGCCGCCGCAACTGAAGCCAATAACTATGCAATGTCGCAATTTGGCGACACAGTCACAAACAACAACAACGGCTCTCAAATAGAGCAGATAATACACGTCCAGATTGGCGACGACACGGTCGATAAAGTAGTCAGGAAATCGAACGGAAGGCAGATCCGCTCCGTCGCCGTCGGCGGCTGACCATGAAAGAGGGATAATAAATGAACAACTTTGACGTAAGAAAATATCAAAATGAAAACAGCACACTAGTCGATGGCTCTGATGCTCTTGCCAATGAGCGAGAATTAGTAATTTCTTTTTACCATGTTCCATCTAAAAGAAGTGTGTTTTTTAAAGCATTCATAACAGCATTCAACGAAAGTTATAGCTCCAATTTTACTCCACACGAAACGTTTGGTAGAACAGATCCAATTTATCAATACAAGAACACAACAAGAAAAATAACACTCGCATTCAAGGTGCTCGCTGCTAGCGAGGGCGAAGCATACGAAAATCTTGGCAAAGTTTCTGTTCTTGAACAAATGCTCTATCCCAGTTACACAGAGGTGGGTAGC